ATCTAATTTTTGCGAACTATCCCAAGACCAAATGCTCGTCTTGATTTTGTAATTGGCTAAGTGTTCAAAAATAATAGAACAGACTGCAAAGGAATTTAACATACCATTGTTTTGCAAGAGCAATAAGGTTGCCCCTTTCTTTTGACAATAACGTAACGCTTTTAGTAACTCTAGTCGTTCACTACCTTTAATTTCAGCAGCTTCTTCATAGAGTTTAATGATTTCTATATCGGTATTTTTCTTAAGATAATTAATATCGGCTTTTTGTCTAGGTTTATCGCCATTGTGTACATAAGCAACCACCCTTTTATTACCAGACAATTCGGTACGTTTTATGTGTTCAGTCATACTTTTCTCCAAAAATAATAATTTAATATGCCTTTGTTAGTTGTACAAGTAAATAAATTCTTTGTACAAATACCAGAAACACTTATTCAACGACCGCTAAAGTAGCTGTCAATATATAATTCGTGATCAATTATGCACTCATCAACGTAAGACTTTGCATCTGCTAAAGTCCTAGTCAAAATATATTTAGGTGTCGTACCTTCAAACTGAACATTTAATCCGATTTCTGGACAAGCTCTTGAAAGTAAAAATGTCTTTATAAAATTGCTACACTCTATAGTCCAGACTTTACGCCCTAAAGTATGTGACTTTTCTATTTTATAACCTTTATAGTTCATAATTTTCTCCTTAACTATTTTCAATTTTAGAAAGTAATCTTTCCATTTGTTTTTGTTTAATTTGTTCTACTATAGCTTTAGTGAAATGATGTTTAGCTCTTCTTATATTTTGAGCTACTTCTAAGAAACTCTGCTCATTTGAAGATAATTCATCTTTAATAGATTTTTTTAAAGCTTTAAGATCCTTAATATTAAGTTCTTGTAACTTAAACATTTCTTCTAAATCAATCTGAGCATTATGTCCACATTGAATTTTATATGATTGATCGTAGTCAAATAATTTTTCATCTTGTATTTGTTTAATTGTTTTCATAATTTTCTCCAAAAAATTTATTTATTTGTCTATTAAACACCTTTTTACTAATTTGTACAAGTACCAGACCGATATTTGACAAAGTTTTTTTTACAGTCAAAAATCAAATTCTCAATTTTTAAAGAAGAAGTGAATGACCTTAGATAAAAAAAATTCAAACGGCAGTTTTAACCTAGAAGATATTAATTTTTTAGACTTTTGCAAACAAATTTATTACTTAAATTGTCGTGAAAGACGTTTTTTAATGGAAGCTGAACTGGATTTTGAAACCTACCTTAGTGAAAACATTGATTTTTTAAAAGCAACATTTAATAAATTAATCAAAGAAAACACGGAGTAAACAATGACCGAAAATAATCCTTTTGTAGTAGATTCAGAAGATAGTCCCTATATGAAACATCACTTTCAAGAAAAAACTTTTTATCGTGGCAAAGAAGCTATTGATGTATCGCATTTTATGATTGACCCAGCAACAATGCTCATGGGTTTTGGTAAGTACGATGCAGTAAATGGCTATTCTTATGTTTGGGGTAAAGATTTATTTAGTAAAGTTGACAAGCCAGATGAAGATTATAAAAAAGCTTTTTCAGTTTGGGTGTTACCCAAATATATCAATGGCGATCAAAATATTACTCATGCTCCTTCTTTATGGCAACGTAATAGCTATGGTGAATATACTGGTTTTCAACAAATTGGTAATTTAATTTGGCAAGGTTTAAAAGAAAACGAAGGCAAGTTACCTATTGTTAAATGGGTAGGTTCTGAAAGCATAAGTATTGGTATGGGTTCAACATCTATACCTAAATTTGAATTGTCAGGTTGGCAACAAAGACCAGAAAGTTTTGTTATTCCAAGTTGGCATACGGCAGAAGATGATAGTTCTAGTCATTCCCAAGACACACTTATAGAAACTACATCTTCTGACCCAGTATCATTTAATGACGAAATTCCTTTTTAACGTAATTCATTCATGCATTACGAATGGGAAAAAATTACCCCAGAGATAGCTGTTGCCCTACTTGGTGAGCCAAATAAAAAAGATGGTAAAAGTTATCGTTGGGGTAATAAAGGTTCACTGACATTAGACCTAGAAAAATCAGCTTTTTTTGATTTTGAAAAAAAAGAAGGTGGTGGTCTTACTTGGTTGATACAAAGAGAAGGTTTAGATGTCAATGAAGTCTTAGAACCTTATAAAAATGAGCTACCCAAAGTTAAAGTTAAAGCTAAACCCAAACCAAAAAAAACTTATAAGACTTACACCGATAAAGATATGTTTGCCCTAAAAGCTGAAGCAGAAATATTTACTAGATACTCAGATGATTTTTGTGTCATGCGATTCAAACCAGAGCATCAAATTAAACAAAAATATGCACCCTTCTCCAGGCAAAATGGCAATTGGGTAATGAAAAGACCCGAAGGCAAACTACCGATCTTTTGTACTAATAAAAACCCAGAAGGTTATGTTGTTATTAATGAAGGTGAAAAAGCTTGTTTGGGTGCGGAAAGTATATTTACCGAAGGTGACGTTGCTTGTTGGCATGGTGGCGTTGGTAACATAGAAAATTGCGATTGGACACCTTTAACAAATCGCAAGGTTATTATTTTTCCAGACAAAGACGAACAAGGTCTTAAATGTGGTCAACAACTAAAAGATTTATTAGAGCCAATTACCAAAGAATGTATTGTTGTTAAACCACCAAGAAACTTTAAAGAAAAAGACGATTTATACGATGCCAAGATCAATGACTTTTTTAAAAATTCTAATGAATTTTTAGATTATTGTTTAGCTAATGTAGTTAAAAAAAGAGTCAGTTTTGAATTATTGCAAGTTAATGAAATTTTAAAAAACATACAACCGCCAGATTGGTTAGTAAAAAATATTGCTGAACGTGATTCTATTGTTGGTATTTTTGGTCAAGCTAAGTCTGGAAAGTCTTTTGTTTCAGTAGATTTAGCAGCAAATATAGCTACTGGTCGTGATTGGCACACACATAAAACAAAAAAATCTTCGGTAATTTATTTAGCAGGAGAAGGAAATAAAAATATAGCTAGAAGACTTAAATCATGGGAAACCTTGAATGACCAACCTTTAGGCAATGCACCTTTATTAGTGTCAAATCGTGGTGCTAGATTGCTAGACGATAAAGACCATCAATTATTAAAAGATCACATACACGAAGCAGAAGAATTACACGGTGAGGTAGGTTGTATTGTCATAGATACTTTGCAACGTGCCTTTTCTGGCAATGAATCTAGCACTCAAGATATGTCTGAATTCATAGAACGTGTTGACGATTTACGTAATGAATTTGAAGCTACAATAATTTTAGTTCATCACACTGGTCATAATTCTATGGATAGAGCGAGGGGATCTTCTGTTTTACAAGCTTCGGTAGATTGGGAATACAGAGTTAAAAGAACAAACGTAGGTTCTGATATGTTTGTTGAGTTGTCACAAACTTTAGTCAAAGATGGTGTCCCAATGAAGCGTAAAAACTTCAAGTTTGTTGAACAAGATTTATCTTTGTTTGGGGATAAAGATATGAGTTCTGGTGCATTGGAGTTTGTTGAAGAAGCTGACTTACCAAAACCACAAGAAATAAACAACAATGATGAATTTATTTTTGAATGCATTTTCAAAGCACAAGAAAAGGCAGATGACCCAAGTGCCTTTTATTTACGAAATAAAGAGATTATTGAGATTACTAATTTAAATAAAAGTGTAGTTAATCGTGCTTTGAAAAAATTAGTAGATTTAGATTTGCTATTAAAAGACAACAAAAAAGGCTATCAGACAAAAGAATTGTGCAGCACCTATTTCAATGAACAAGAAAAGTAAAAAGCAACAAGAAAAAATTGAGCAAAAATGGTTTGCCATGTTGTTTAAGTTTATTGGCAAAGATAAAGATGAAAAGAAAGATGAGCAACGAGATTAAAAGAAAATTTACTAATACAACCAGAATGCCCTATCAAGATGTTATTGCTTTACTAATTAGAGCTATAGATTTTCATAACAAAGAAGCCATGCAAGATTTTATCAATACTGAGTTTCACCAACAACAAGCTATGAATTTGAAACTTTACTTAATTGATTTAAAAGAATTTATAGCTAAAAAAGAGTTAACTGAGGATAAAAACGATGCTTAATATTTGGTTCGTTTTTGGTTCGTTTTTGGTTCGTTTTTTAACGGTAGTTGTACAAAAGGCAACGTTTTTTGGTTTGGTTCTCTCTGTATTTGTAATACAGAGAACCGAACCAACGAACCTAGAGAATTAAATTAATATGTATAACGAAACGATAAATAATTTATTGATGAAGCTAAAACAAGCTGAAATCCGCTTAGTTACTGACTTTGGGGTTGAAAAACCAGAAAAATTAGCCGATATAAACTTTCAAAAAAGGTTCATTAAAGCCCGAACCAAGTTGAACCTAGATTTAGTTTATGCAAAAAACCCAGCAATTATGCGGTCTGTAGAGACAATGCTACGTGGTTATGCAGCTTTAGAGAAAGAATTAGCAAAAAACAATGTTAAACCATTTCCTAAAGAAACTTGGTTGGTTGAACACAAAGAAACTAAACAAGATGTTTTAGTTTGTAAAACCAATGAACAGAAACTTAATGTCGAAAAACAGTTTGGTCAGCAATACATTATTTATTCAGTAGAAGAATTACTCAATGTCATTGATGTTGAAATATTTAAATTTAAAGAAAAATTAAGTAACGAAGGTTTATTGCCTTCAATAAGTAAATACGAGGTAAAAGATGAGTCACTCAATAAATGATTTCTTAAAAGAAAAATTTTGGGAAGAAGCAAAAGCCAAAGGTCTTTCCGATAAGGAAGCAGAAAAATATGTTGAAACTAAATTTGAGGAAGAATGCAATGACTACTATTGGGGTTAAAAAAATAATAAAAGATTTTGAAAAAGAAAATTTAGCAACAAGACTTAAAAAAGTTAAACACAACAAAATTAAAACTAGAGAAGCTGGATATCTTACAAAAAAAACTTTAAATAATTTAAAACGTAAAAGATTAAAAAAATGACAAAAAAAGCAATGACAATGAAAGAACACATGAAATTAGTGGCAGATTTAAAAAAACCCAAAATAAAAATTAAAAAACAAAAAAGGAGAAACAAATGAATATTAAAAAAGGCAAAAAAATTGTTTACAAATGTATTTATGAGGTAATGGAAAATATGCCACAGTTTGCACAAGAACATAGTTTTCAAAATGCTTTAGATTGGGAGTTAAAAAAATATAATATTGATTTTACTAGTCAAAAAAAAATTCCTATAAATTATAAAAACGAAATATTTGTTGGTTATTTCATACCAGATGTTCTTATCAATTTTAAAGATTTAGATTTAATTTTAGAATTAAAACGTAGAGAACCAATTGATTTAGATGAAGTACAGATAGAAAGTTATATGTCTGTTTATGCAAATAAAAACATTGGTATTTTAGTAAATTTTAGGGAGAAAACAATTAAGGAATATGAAACAAATCACAAAAAATTCATAAAAAAATATTGGTGCAATTATGAGAAAACATTTACATATACTCCAAATCAAATATCCGATAAAGAACAATTAATTTTAGATTGCATAGTTGATGTGCAAACGCAATCGGAAGAACCTTCAAAAATGTGGTTAAAACATCGTGATATTTTAAATATAACTGGCTTGAATAAAAGTACAGTTCATCGTGCTTTGAAAAAATTAAAAGATAATAATTTATTACTGCATGAACCTGATAAAGGTTATCAAAATAAAGAACCTTCAAACTTATTTTAATTACTAAAAAGGAGAAACAAATGAATATTGACGAATTGATAGAAGAAAAAGGTAAAGACTATGGCAAACCAGAATACTTTTTTGCACAGTTAGCAGAAGTCTGGTCAGCAATGACGGGCAAACATATACGCCCTATTGAATGTGTTGCTATGATGATTGCCTTTAAAAATATTAGATTAATGAACAATCCAGAGTTAGAAGATACTTACAAAGATTTAATTGGTTACTCGACAATAGCTAAAAATCTCAGTAAAAACATACTTCGTGACTAATAAAATATGTAGCACTTGTAATAGAATTTTAGAGATAAAAGACTTTGAAACGAGTAGCAATAAAAAAGGCACGTTCACTAGAACTGTTTGTCGTACTTGCAATCAGGGTAAACGAGAAGCTCATAACAGCAAAACACCCTACAATTATTTAACCTATTTAACGACACAATTAAAATCAACCAGGCGAGACTCAGGTATTGAATGGGAGATTGATAAAGAGTACATACATAAAATTTGGGATAAGCAAAAAGGTAAATGCAATATTACTGGTTTAAATATGACGTGGAGTAAAGGCAATGGTGTTATTAGATATTCTGCATCAATAGATCGTATGAACTCTAATGTCGGTTATGTAATTGGCAACATACAATTAGTCTGCTCGATAGTGAACACAATGAAGAACAATTTATCTGACTCAGAGTTGTACTGGTGGTCAAAAGCAATCGTTGAACACAAAGAAAAACACATAGAAAATTAATTGTACAACTATCAGACCCACGTTTGATTTAACCAACAATCTCTATAATAATGCTTTATAAAATATATTTTATAGTGCCATAAGACTTAATGTGACTTTTCTCCAAAAAAAACTCACTACTTCTTCTCTCCTAAGTTTTATGGCACACCAAAAAGCAATATGGCAAGAAAGATAGATAACCCAGAATACCGAGCTAAAGTTAAAGATATGTGTGATCGTGGCTTATCGTCACACGATATTAGTATGAGATTGGATTGTCACCCGTCTAGTGTTCGTAAGTGGGCAAAAGAATTTGGCTTTGAATTGAAAGCTAAAAGTTGTTGGCGGAACTATGGAAATAAGTCTTAAAGCTGATATTAAACAGCTAACCAAAGGTTTAAACAGAGCAGCTAAACAACAACTCCCTTTTGCTACCAGTCGAGCTTTGAACCTATCAGGTGTAAAGGTCTTAGCAGCAATGAACGCTCAGGCTAAAACAAAGTTTGAAGGTGGTGCAACAGCTTCTACCTTACGAGCATTTAAAGTGCCTAGAGGTCTTAGAGGTAAAAGACACAACATAGAATTTAGTGATAAGAATGAATTGTCTATGACTATTAAGATGCCTAGTTGGGCAGAAGAATATTTGCANTGGCAAGTCTTAGGTGGTGTTAAAGCCGAGTCAAAGAAACAAGCCGTACCAACACACAACAAAAGATTAAATAAGTTTGGAAACATAGCTGGGCGTAAGTCTGGTTTAGTCAAAGGCAACAAACAATTCATAGCAACTATCAAAGGTATCACTGGTGTTTGGCAACGCTTCGGCAAAGGTGGCAGACAAGTAAAGTTGCTGATCGCATTTGAAGATGATGTAGCTTACAAACCTAAGTTTCCCTTCTTTCAGATTGGAACTTTTGTTTTTAATTCGCAGTTTCCAAAACTATTTCGTAAAGAGTTAGCCAATGCCATTAAGACCGCAAAGTAGTTGTTTGTCAGACACTAGGTTCTTTCTGACCAAAATACTACGGGTGATTTACGAT